ACATCATATCCTTTTCCGTTTTCATAGTGTGGTTGAGTTGCTCTCATTGTTCTTGTCTTTTATTAATACTCCATTCCTTTTTACTTTAGGTTTTCTGTCTTCTTCTATAAACCTTTCTTTTTGTTTTCTTCTTGCAGCTCTTTGTTTTTTATTAGGCTTATCTTTTTTTAAGGGTTTGAACCATCTCATTCAGTTCTTAATTTAAGTAAGTTATAGCATTGTATGTATTTTAATTTTGCTTTTGATTTGTATATTGTTTTAAATAACTCGTATGTCTTTTTAGTAAATTGATAATGTGTCTCACAATCTTTAAACAATTTCTTTGCATATGCCTTTCCATATCCTTTACAGTAGTTTACATTGTCTGCACTATCTCCAACTATCATTTGCTCGTAGAAGTTATATAAAGACTCGTTATAGCTTATGCTTATTATTTCTTGGTGTTTGTAGTGATAGTTATACATAAGGCAAGGTAGTTGTTTATAATCTTTGTCAAGTGATACTATTATTACGTTGTTGTGTCCTAATTCGTCAGTTAGTGTTTTCCAATACGTTGCTACTAAATCATCTGTCTCTACACCATAAGAGTTTTTAGTTGAGTATATCTCTGCTATGTGTTCGTGCATCTGATATAGTAATTTAGGATGTTCTTGTTTCTTTCTGTTTGCTTTATAGTTTGGGTCTAGTAGTTTTCTAAAATTACCTTTACTATTGTTAAAAGTAATTACTCTTTCTATTTGGTAGGTTTCTTCTAGTCTATTTACAATTGACATAAATATCTCATCAAACTTTCCTATAGCTTCATCTAGTATGTCATCAACACCACAGCAAGAAGAATACACTAAACTGTCTGCATCAAATAAAACTACCATTGTTCTTCAATTATTTCTATAGCTTGATTCTCTAGCTCATCAATTACTTCTTGTTCTAGTATGTCTATAATGTCTTGTCCTCCACATAACACTTTAAAACAATTAAAATCACTACTGAAATCTGGATACATATAACTACCATCTTGTCCTTTTTGATATTCTCCTACAACAACTAATGCTATGTTATCATATTCTACTGTTATTTCTTTATTCATTTTGTTTTGTTTTAAGCAAATATAAACAATTTTGTTAATATATACTAGTCTTCTTTGTAATCTTTAGTTGCTTTAGTTAGAAATTTATCTATCACATCAATTTTTTTTGAGTGTTTTTCTATTGCTACATATAAAGTAGCTACTGTTGATTCTAGTATTTTAAACCTTTCTTTAGTTGTGTATTTTTTATTTTTCATAAATCTTTAATATTGTTTAATTGATTGTTTTTTATTTCTAAAGTAGGTGCTTTTAATTTAAACGTAGACCCATCTGTTCTTTGTCTTGTTTGACCTTTTATGAATAACTCTCCTTTAGATTTTAATTCTTCTTTAGTAACCCAACCACATATAGTGAGTTTATTAGTTTTTTTATTCAAAGAACAAAATACATATCCATCACATTCATAATTTAATTGATAACAAATAAAATTGTTTACATAATAATCTTTTGGGTCTACATTTCTACCCATTGTCTTTACATCAAATTTTTTACCTTTATAAATAAAATCATATCCACCATCAAAACCATTAGAATACTTATGCTCTATATTCAAATATTGCTTAACTAAAATTTCTCCTAATAACCCAACAAATTGTTCTTCTTTACTTCCATTGGCTTCAGACCTATTACCTATATTGTTTTCTTTTAGAAAACTCCAAACTTCTTTTTTTAATTTGCTATCAACGTCAAATATCATAATTCCATTAGTTCGTTTATTACTGTATGCCCTCCTAACACTACTGCACAAGCAATGGCTGGTTTTTTTCCTCTCTTTGCATATGCCATAGCATAAGAACTCGCATCTATTCCACATCCTACTTGTGAGCCAAAGACTTTAAAGTTTTGACCTACATACCACTCGGTGTAACATTGAGTATGTAAATGCCCTTGTATTGTACTTTGCATATCTGCTCTACATTTAGTTCTTGCAGTTCCAGCTTCTCCGTGTATATATTGAACTCCATCAATTACAACTCTATCAACAAAATTCCATTCTGGAGTTTCTAATACATCTTTGTATGCTTTAATCCATTTTTTTGGGATAGAACTTGTTTGACTTTTTCTCATTATAAGCCTATCGTGGTTTCCGATTGTTACATCAGCTTTAGGAAATACTTCATACCATTTTGCTATTTTTTTAATAGCTAAATCAAGTTCTGTTTTACCAGTATATTCAGCATTTATATCAACTTCGTGAAAAGAAGCGTAATGATTATCAATAACATCTCCTATAAATACAACCCTATTACAATTGTATTTAGCATAAGTTTCTTGACAATGTTCTAAATATCCATCTAAACAAAATGGCTCGTGTAAGTCTCCTATAACAAGCACTCTTGTTTCTTTCTTGGTTATGTTCTCGTAAGCTGCTTTTTTGTTTCCGTTAATACGTGGTCTAATTTCCATAAGTTTTATATAAAGAGTTTAATTCATTAGTTATAGTTCTTATACAACTCCCACAAGATGTCATTACTTTTTTATCATTAAATACTCTGTTGTATATTTTTAATAATTGTTTTTGTTCTGATGGGTTTACTCTTGTTCTGTTTAATGCAAACCATTCTTTTAAATAAACGTATTCATTTTCTAGTAAACACTTTGGTCTTTTATACCTAAATGCCTTGTTAAGAGCTACTTGTCTTTCGGAGCAGCCACAATCTTCTCCAGCTATAAACTTCACAGCTTTAGCTATTCCAGTAGCTTTAGTAATCTTGGCAATAGTATCTCCTAAACCTTTAGATTGTTTGTCGTAATTTGCTTTCCATTCTTTGTACTCTTTAGTACGTTTGTCTTTTGGTGGTTTCATATTAAATTGTAATCTTCGTTTTTAAAATCTTCGTAGTCCTCACTAAACTTATCTCTTATTTTATCTTTGCCTTTTTTTAGTGTGTGAAATATATTAACTGGACTTATTTTAGTTTCACTTGATAAACCTCTTATACTTAAATCTGTATCTCTATATAATTCATATATACTTTTGTCGTACCAATGCCAATTATCTAACTCATTATCCATCTTCTCGCATAATCTCCAAAACGCTTCTTCTTTTTTTATTTCATCAGTAGCTGTAAACTTATGCATATCTTTCTCTGGAATCTCATTAAAGTCTTTGTCTTTATAGAATTCTTCTATTTGTATCTTATGTATATTTTTTTTGGTTCTTATATAATCTATAAACACAGACCTAATAGTAAAATACATATAAGCTTTAGAATATTTACCATTACTATATACATTTTTGTTATGTGCATATTTAGTTATTTTGATATATGCTTCTTGAACTATATCCTCTGCATAATCTTTTGCGCCTAAATTCTTTGCTAAATCTACCCACTCTTTATGATTTTTACCTAATACTTCTAAAAATTCTGTCATACTAAAAACTTACACCTTTTAAGGGATTATATAAATCTCCAACTATCTCTGGTAGACCTATGTCATTTACTTTAAAGCTAAATGTTTCAAATGCATAACCTCTGCTCCGTTTACATTTAACTGTTATCCAATCCTTGTTTACTGTGTTTGTTTCTAATTGTATTTGTGTTTCTGTTTTCTTTTCTAAAAAACTTCCTAAATGTCCAGTAGGTTTATCTGTTCCAAAATTACTATGTATTACAGTAATAATATGACAATTAAACTTCTGCGACCATTCCATTAGTTTTTGTGCTATGTGGTTGCTTTGTTCTAAATTATTTACGTCTGCTACTAAATCAGCGATTCCATCAATAACTACTAATCCTACTTTGCCTTCTTCTATTTTTTCTTTTAAATAGTATTCTATAAATTCTACTCTTTGTTTAAATCCTACTGTTCTTAAACCAAAAGTGTGATAGCAACCCAAGTCTTGTTCTTGGTTCATATCTACAACTCTACGGAATACTCTTTGAGCGTGAAACTTTCCTTGCTCTGTGTCAAAGTGTATAAGACATTTATCGTTTCTGTGTCCTCTTAACTTTCCACCGAATTTGTTTTTGTTTCCTAAATATACAGAAGCTAATAAACTAATAAAGAAAGTCTTTTTAGTTTTAGGAGGTGCTTGTACAAAACTAAAGTTACCATAAGTACCTAAAGGTATTGGTAAGGTCTTTGAGCCTTTTAGTGTTTGTATAGTTGTTTCTCCCATAGATATTGCTACTGGTGGATATTCTACTATGTCATTAGTATTTATTACACACTCTTCTTCCAAGAGTTGCATAAACATTTTCTGTTCTTCGGTCATAAAAAAAGGAGGGTTTTTACACCCTCCCAAATATTAAAATGGTAAATCTACATTGTTGTCGTTGTCTTGTGGTTGAGCTTCTTGCTGTGCTTTAGTGGACTTGCCATCAGTCCATAATACACGACCATTTCCGATGTATTGCTTTGGCTTTTTAGCTTCTCTTTCTTCTTTTGTTTGTGAATCAAAGGCTGATACGTTTTGACCGAATTGATTAGTATCATCGTTTACACTTATTGTAAAGTTATAGTAAACTCCTTTTTTTCCTTTTACAAATTTTTCTTTTGGTAGATTCTCTACGTTAATGTTTAAATTGATTAGTGATGCCATTGTTTATTTATTTAGGTTTATTAATTTATCTTTATTTACTTTTTTAAAATCTTCTGATTCGTCTTCTCCAAATACTCCTAACTCATAAAAGCCAGTTAGTTTAAGTACTGCTCTTGACAAGGCTCTTTTCTCTGCCATTTCAGCTACATACCAAGTATTACAGTTACCATCTTTAAATGAACCACCTTTTAAAGCAGAACCAAAGGTTTCAATTAATACACTTGGTTTACTGTTAAGAAATGCAATAGCTTTAAATACTGCAAAGTTTGTTTCGCATTTTATAACCTCATAGCTAATACTTATTTTTTCTTTTGCTTGTATTTTTTCAATACCCATTCTTGTAATAATTACATAATGTTGATGTTTATATACATCATCTTTTGTTAGTTCGTACTTCTTGTACAAATCTAATAGTTTTTCTCTGTTCATTTTGTTTTATTTTATTATTTCTTTTACATTATTTTTAAACTCGTAAAAGTCCAAAGTTTGTTTTCTTATTTCTTGTTTTATGTTACTGTTGTTTAATCTTAATTCTCTGTTTTCTATGTGCATTGAGTTTATATAAAAATACATTTCGCTTAATGCTTTCATATATTTATCAGCTTCTTTAGGTTTAGTTTTGTTAAACTCTAACAATAAGTTAGCTAGTAGCTCATAGTTGGTATGAAAGTTAATCTCTTGTAAAGTCATTTAGTACTTCTTTTTTTACTATATCTTTATATGATTCTGGACAACTGTCATCACATAACTCAAATATAAATGTTTCTAAATTAGTTATTCTTTTGTTTGCTATACATAGTTCTTTTTGTAATGCATCTATCTGCATATTTTTAAAAGTGTATAAGTCTCTAACTGTTTCGTGTATAGGTTCGTTTTTCATAAGTTTGTAAAATTATTAATTTCTAATCCTACTCCAGAGCCATTAACTCTTTCTAAAATACATTTATTAAATAAAGAATATGTGTATGCTTTAAAATAATCTTTTTCTCTAATAATTTGACTGTCTTGTGTTGTTATTCTGTAATGCATAGTTTTTTTATTTTATTTCTTTAAAATTTTCAATATATAAATTGTCAAATAAATCTGTTGGATAACCTAATGCTTGTAGTAATTGGACATTAGATAAATAGTTTTCTTGTAATTTGTTTAAGTTTTTCATTTTGTCTTGTTTTAATGTTATATGTAAATATAATACTTTTTATTTAATTAACAACTATGTTTATAAAATAATTTAAAATAAAGCAAAAAAAAAAGAGGCTAACCGAAGCCAACCCCTTTTCAGAAAACAAAACAAAACAAGAATTATTTTAAGTTAGTTAGTAATTTATTGTAATATTCTATCATTTCTTTTAT